ACCTTGATGGTGTTTCTGCGGTCGGCTCCGGTGCAAACCATCCTGAAATGGTGCCAAGACGGATCGCAGCACCCCCGGTTCAGTGAGGCCGACCTGCTTTCTATTCCGGTCCCGGATGCCGTGGCGACTGTTTCGGACCAGATCACCAAGATCGTGCAAGACGGGTTCACGGCTCGTCACCGCGCCCGAAAGTTGTTGGAGGCGGCAAAATGCGCCGTCGAGATTGCGATTGAAGACGGGGAACTCGCCGCGATGGCCTACCTTGACCAAGCTGAGGGGGCGGTCTGATGGCTCTACCCCCCCACGCAGCCGACTGGATGAACCGCGCCGAAATCGACTACATCGGTCCCTTCGTCAAAGCTTGGGCCGCGTTCAATGCTTGGTATCGTCATGCGTCGGGGTCGCGCAAAGACCGTGACGGGCTCCGGTTTGTGAAGACGCAACCGAACCTAGTGCGAAGCGGTATCATGCCGCTATTGCGCGAAATTCAGCGCGATGCCCACGGAAATGTCCTGCCAGATGGTGAACCTGCACAGAAATTGAAGCTGCTCATCCGCGACCTGCATGTTTGCCTCGATGGCTTCCATATCGAGGTGACACGGGATGAAGACGTGGTTGAACGTATCTCATTCCGGTCTGTCTGCATCAGTCAGGGCGCAGCACTCCCGCAGATTTCAACCAGCTATGGGCAGCGTTACTTGGTCGAACGGGCGAATGGGGGGTGGCGATGCACAGTCACCTCCATAGCCAATCCTGCGAATGTTCGGGCGATCATTCCGACGGCGGGTTTTGACCTAGATGCCCTCCAAGGTCATGCACAATTTGCTGGGTTGTCAGGTGCTCAGCGGGCAACCCTGCTTGAGGTTTTCAATCGCTGTAACCCGCGCCCGTTCACCGACCTGTTTGCAGGCGACGGCGCCGGGATTCTGGCGAGCGACATCACCTTTCGATGCAGTGATCAGCAGCTGTTCGAAGGGCTGATAGAAGTGATCTATGGGCTGAGGAACACGCTCCTGCATGGCGAATTGCAGCCCTCCCCACAAGCCTTTGCTGCTTACGAGCCCGCGTATCGGATACTCCTGACATTCCTCGGATGCGTGAGGTGAGCAATGCGATTGGGCAAACTCGAGACCGTCGATATTCGGGCCGTCTGGCGCAACGAGACTGCGGAGTTCACCCCTTGGCTGGCGCAGGAAGATAACCTCATCGCACTTGGCGAGGCGCTTCATCTGGGCGAGTTGACCTTACAAGCAACCGAGCATAGCGTTGGCGACTTCTCGGCGGATATCGTGGCTGTAGACGAGGGTGGAGTGCAGGTTCTGATCGAAAATCAGCTTGAACCAACCGATCACCGTCACCTCGGCCAAGTGCTCACCTATCTAGCTGGGCTAGGTAGCAATGAAGCAACTATCGTTTGGGTATCGACACGGTTCCGAGAGGAGCACCGAGCTGCGATCGATTGGCTGAACCGCAGCACTCTCGATGGCTACGATTTTTTCGGCGTGGAAATCGAAATTTTGCGCATTGGTGGCAGTGATCCGGCGCCTCGCTTCAACTTAGTCGCCATGCCGAACGACTGGGCGCGTCAGGCGCGGCAGGCCGCCCGACGTGCGGCGAGTGATCCAGTCGGTCCGGCTGGAGAATTCTATCAGCGGTATTGGACTGCAATGCGTGAAGTGTATGAGGCCACCGATGACAAGCGCCGCTATCCGAAAGCTTGGCCCCGCCAATGGCTTGCCTTTCGCATAGGTCGGTCAGGCTTTCATATCTCTGCAGTTGCCAACCACACGGCAAACTCTCTTCGAGTAGAGCTCTATATGCACCAAAAGGGCTTGCCCTTTAACCAAGCATACAATGCTCTTTTCTCTCAGAGAGATGAGATTGAAGCTGCGTACGGTAGTCCACTCGATTGGCAAGCTCTTCCAGAAAGTACGGCAGCACGCATCGCTGTTCACCTTCCCGATGCTGATGTTTCCAACCGAGCTGACTGGTCCCGCCAACACGCTTGGATTTTGAGCCAGGTTGCCCATTTCCGCAGCCTTTTTTCCGAACGTGTGAAACATCTTAGTTTGAACGCATCGGGCGGATAGGCTAGCCCGTAGTCAGAGGACGTGTGGACCTGCTTCACTATACTCTGGGATCTCCATAAAGTAGTGGAGCCATGATTTGCGATCTCCTGATGGTCATCTCCAAGTGTGCCCGGACCAGACCACCTGGCCGACGACATTGCGTGAGATGGCGTTCATTGCTTCGCCTGTGTGGTACTCGGGCGGGAAAAGCTTCTGGTCGGGGTTGTCACTGCGCAGGATGATCGCGGTGTTTGGGACGATTTCGATCCGCTTGATGCGGGTGCCATCGCTGGCGTCGTTATAGACAAAGATCCCGCCCGTCTTCAGTTCGGTTCTGCGACGGTCAACCATGACCAGATCCCGATCCTGTATCCCGGGGGCCATGCTTTCACCCCGAGCGTTTATCAAGACGCAGTCGCTTGGCCTGATGCCGTTCTGGACCATCCAGTCTCTGGAGAAAGCGAGATGGTCGATCGGTGGCGCGTCGAAGTTAATGTGGCCATTACCCGCTGCTGCGTTGGCGTCGTAGCGGGCAACCATCGCGAACCGTCCAAGATCGGGGCCTTCGGCATTAGCTTGGCTGCGCGGTGGTCCGAAGTAGAGCTCCAGACCCAGCGCGTCGCAAATCTGCTGAACCTTCGAGAGGGTCGGCCCGGAGCTAGACCGGTTCTTGTTACCGGCGCTGCGCAACAGATTGCGGATCGTGTCTGGGGGCAGGTCAAACCTCTGCTCCGCAGTTGAGGGCCGAAGGCCGAGCTCTTCGAGGCGATCCTCGACGCACTTAATGAATTCCATGGGCGCATCCATTGTGTCGGTAGAGATACCGAGGAAAAAGCTTATTGACTATCGGTAACGTTACCTTAATGATTGCCGGTAACGTTACCGAGGCAGAACAATGAGCGCAACAAGCATTACCCTTCTGGCGACGGCTTACATCGCCCACACGGGGCTCAAGGAATCGACGGTCTCTTCCTACGCACTGAATGATGGCAAGCGCTTGGGGATGTACCGTGAAGGAACGGCAGACATCACAACCTCGCGTTGTGCCCGGGTCATCCGCTGGTTCGACGAAAATTGGCCGAGCGACCTCGAATGGCCAGAGCAGGTGGTACGTCCCAGCAAAATCAAGAATTTAAAGCGGGGGGCGGCATGATGGCGGCTCTCTTTGGCCAGCAGCTGACCTCCCGCGCGGACGTGGTTTTGCGGGCGCAGGAGGTGGGGGCTTTCCTGCCCGACGAGCAGCGCATCGCCCTGGGCGTGACGCTGATCCTCGATGCCCGGTGCCCTGAGAGCTATGGCGCGGTGCGTCATGCGGAGCGGCTGATCGGCGGACATGCGCGCATGCTGCTTTCCGATGCGTTGCGTCATGAGGAGTGCCCACTCCAGAACATGGCAGTCGCGGCCACCACTCACGGTTACACCAGCGATTGCCATTCCCGCGGCGGAGACGCCAGCCGGGAGCCCAGGCCGCTTGCGCATTCCTCCCGGCGCGCGGTCTGGGCGTGGCTGCGGGATGCGGAACGGCGCTTTGCCGACAGCCTCTGGGGCGACGTTCTGGCCTGCATCTGTGTCTGCGTGATGTTTCTGGCGCTGCCGCTGCTGCTGTGGGGGCTGAGCTGATGGCGGCGCGGTTCGAGGATATTCCCGTCACCGAGATCGCGGTGAAGACGCGCACCCGCAGCGTGTCGCGCGACGCGGTGGCGGTGCTGCGCCAGTCCTATGAGGACCATGGCGGGTTCACCACGCCGATCCATGTGCGCAAGGCCAAGACCGGGTTCGAGCTGATCGACGGCGCGCACCGGCTGACGCTGGCGCGGGATCTCGGGCTGGAGACCATCCTTGCCCGGGTGTGGCACTGTTCGCAGGAGGAGGCGCGGTTTTTCGAGACCGATGCCAACCTCGCGCTGGCGCATCTGACGCCGGTGGCGCTGGCCCGCAGCCTTGCGGTGCGGCACGAGGCCTATCTCAACCTGCATCCGGGCACCGCGCCCGGTGTCGCGGGGGCGCTGGCGAAGCATGGTCTGCAACGGACAGAAATGTCCTTTGCAGAATTTGTGGGCGCTGTCATGGGCGTGACCCCCCGACAGGTCCGCAGGATCGTGCAGGCGGGTAGGGCGCTGATGCCCGATCAGGCGCAGGCTCTGGAGGCCGCGCCGAAGCGGGTCACGATGGACGACCTCTATGTGATCAGCAAGATCGGCGAGGCGCCCGAACGGTCCTTCGTGATCGACACGCTGGCCCGGGGCGGGGCGCCAAAAGCCGCCGCCGCGCGCAAGCTGTGGAAAGCCGAGCAGGGCATGGCGCCCGAGCCGCTCACCAACACCGACCAGACCCTGCTGCGGCTGATGGATGCGTGGAAACGTGCGCCGAAGATCGCACGCCGCCGCTTCCTTGAGGAGAAGGGCGGCGAGCTTCAGGCGCTGCTCGACGAGATGCGCGATGACTGACCGCCCGCAACAGGACTGGTGGAGTGCGGCGGAACTGGCGGAGGCCGGGTTGCCGGACATGCCGGGCAGCAAGCGCAAGGTCAACGAGATGGCGGCGCGCGAGGGCTGGAAAGCCCGGCCCGGCAAGGTGCGGCGGCGCAAGGCTGTCGGAGGCGGGCTGGAATACCACTGGACGCTGCTGCCGGTGCGCGCCCGTCTGGCGCTGACCCAGGCCCAGGAGGTGCTGCCTGCGCCAAAGCTGGGCCGCATTGATGCCTGGGCGCAGTTCGAGGCCGCGACCGGCACCGCGCAGGCCAAGGCCCGCGACCGCCAGCAGGTGATCGCGGCGGTGGATCAGCTGACCGGCGCCGGTCTGACCCGCTCGCAGGCGGTGACGGCGGCGGCGGAACAGTTCGGCGCGGCGGAAAAGTCGGTCTGGAACTGGCTCGACCGCGTCGAGGGGATCGAGCAGGCCGACTGGCTGGCCTATCTGGTGGACCGGCGCGGGCTCAAGGTGTCGGGGGCCACCGCCGCCCCGTCGCCCGAGTTCTGCGCGCTGGTCAAAAGCGATTTCCTGCGGCTCAGCGGCCCGTCCTTTGCCGCCTGTTATGACCGCGCGGTGGAGATCGCCAAGGCGGATGGCCTGCCGGTGCCGCCGATCCATCAGGTGCGGCGCTGGTATAAGGCCACTGTCTCCACACCCACCGAGATCTTCTGCCGCAAGGGCGCCGATGCCCTGCGCCGGTCCTTCCCGCATCAGACCCGCGACAAGACCGCGATGGTGCCGCTGCAATGCATCCAGGGCGATTATCACAAGTTTGACGTCTTCGTGCGCTGGCCCGGCGAGGCGCTGCCGGTCCGGCCGCAGGGCGTGTTCTTCTCGGATGTGTATTCCGGCAAGATGCTGGCCTGGCGGCTCGATCTGACCGCAAACAGCCACACGGTGCAGCTGGCGCTTGGCGACGTGATCGACCGCTATGGCGTGCCGCAGGGGGCGCTGCTGGACAATGGCCGGGAATTTGCCGCCAAGGTGATCACCGGCGGCGCCGCTACGCGCTTCCGCTTCAAGGTCACTGACGAGGACATCCCCGGCCTGCTGCCGCTGCTGGGGGTGACGGTGCATTGGGCCACGCCCTATTCCGGCCAGTCCAAGCCGATCGAGCGTGCCTTCCGCGACTTCTGCGACCGGATCGCCAAGCATCCGGCTTTTGAGGGCGCCTATACCGGCAACCGGCCCGACGCCAAGCCCGAGAATTACGGCCACCGCGCCATCCCGCTGGACGAGTTTCGCGAGGTGCTGGCGCGCGAGGTCGAGGCGCACAACGCCCGGCCCGCCCGGCGCAGCGAGGTGGCCTTTGGCCGGTCCTTCAATGACGTGTTCAACGAGGGCTACAAGACCGCCCCGATCCGGCGGGCCACCGACGAACAGCGCCGCCTCTGGCTGCTGCGCGCCGAGGGGCTGCGGGCCGATGGCAAGAATGGCGAGCTGAAGCTGCACGGATCGCGCTATTGGGCCGAATGGATGTATCGCATCGCCGGGCAGAAGATCGCCGCGCGCTTTGATGCCGACAACCTCCATGCCGGGCTGCATGTCTATGATCTGGGCGGCGCCTATCTGGGCCACGCGCCCTGTCTGGAAAAGGGCGATTTCCTCGGGGTCGAGGATGCCCGGACGCTGGCCCGCAAGCGCGGCCAGTTCATCCGCGCCACCCGCGATCAGGCCCGCGCCGAGAAGGAATTTACCGCCGCCGAGATCGCCGCGCGGCTGCGCGCCGCAGGCAAGCCGGTGGGCGAGACCCTGCCGGAAGCCGAGGTGGTGCGGCTGGTGACGCCGCATGTGAAGGCGCCAAAACCCGCCCGCCGCCGCGAGACCACCGACCAGATCGAGGCTGCGGCGCGGCTCGAGGCGCAGATCACCCGGCTGTCCGAGCGCCGCGCGCCGCCTGCCGAGGATGATCCGCGCGCGCGGTTTGAGCGCGCCCTGACGCTGGAGGCGATGCTGGCCGAGGGCCAGCCGATGACCGCCGAGCAGGGCAGCTGGATCGCCGAGTACCAGCAATCCGCCGAATACCGGGGCTTTGCGCGCCTGCGCCGGGCCTTCGGACAGGATGAATAACGAGAAGAGGAGCAGAGCATGACACCGTCCATCGCCCCCCTGCGCAACGTCGCAGCCCTTGTCGGCCTTGTCGATCGCGTGCAGACCCGCGCCTTTGGCCTGCCGGGGATGGCCACCTTCTACGGCCCCTCGGGCTGGGGCAAGACCACCGCGGTCACGGTCGCGGGCAACGAGTTTCAGGCGCATGTGGTCCAGGTGAAGGACTGCTGGACGCCGACCTATCTGGCGCAGGCGATCATGCGCGAGATCGGCGCGCCGCCCGCGCGCGGGGTGCCCGCCATGGTCGATGCCATCGGCGCCCAGCTCGCCCGCACCGACCGGCCGCTGATCATCGACGACGCCCAGTATCTGCTGCGCAAGCGCATGATCGAACTGGCCCGGGACATCTATGAAAGCAGTCAGGCGCCGGTGATCCTCGTGGGCGAGGAGAAGCTGCCGCAGGATCTGACCCGCTGGGAAAACATCCACAACCGGCAGCTGGCCTGGGAACCGGCGCTGCCCTGCGATCTGGGCGACGCCGAACAACTGGTCGGCATCTATTGCCGGGGCGTGGATGTGGCGCCGGACCTTTTGGCCGCCATTGTCGAGGCCTCGGGCGGATCGATCC